AATATACAATGAATTTTAAGCGTTTGTTAAATACGCCAACAGGACAAGCATTAATATCAATATTATTAGGTTTGGGTTTAGCAACATTATTCCGTCAAACTTGTACAAAAGATAAATGTTTGATATTTAATGGTCCTGTAATTGAGGATATTGAGGATAAAATATTTAAACATGGGGAAAAGTGTTATAAATACAAAAGCACACCAGGTAGATGTGATTCTACAAAGAGAGTTATTGATGTTTCTGGTCATTCTGATGATTCAGAATAAGACTAGTATTCGTAAAATATTATACAATATTGTTATTCTATATTGTATAGTCAAATGGAAAGTACATTTACACGAATCGCAGAATTACCGAATGGCAATGATAACCAACAAGGCCAACCTGGGGCGGACGGAAACGAAATGACTAACAATTATATGCCTATCAATGTGCATCCAAACCCATATGGCATCTCTGATAAGAACCCTATTATTGACATGCCACAAGATACTGCTCCCGTTAAACATCCAGCAGAAAATCCTCATAATATGCCAATATCAAACCAACTATCTGAACAAGATATTGCACAATTAAACTCATTACAACATCAACGTCTTCCTTCCAGAGATATACAACAAGACACTACACACTATTCACAAGATCAAGAAATTCAACCTAATTATATTCCAAAACATAAAGAATTAGATGATTATGTAAGAGAGCATGAAAAATCTACTGAGAACAACTTACGTGAATATGATAAAAAGAAACGCCGTATGAATACAATAGATAATATAATAACTGATTTTCAAACACCTATTTTTATTGCGGTATTATATTTTATATTTCAAATGCCCATTATAAATAAATTCATGTTCAAACGGTTCTCGTTCTTATCTATTTATCATGATGATGGTAATTTCAACTTTTATGGTTTATTATTGAAAAGTCTTATGTTCGGTTCTCTTTATTATACAGTAATTCAATTTACTACGTTTATTAGTGAGTTTTAATTTTTTTGATAAAATCAAATAATCCCTTTTTGGGAGGGCTATGCGGTCTTTTTGGGCTAGTTAGTTTAGTTTTATTCTTCCTGGTTTTTGTCTTATTATTCTTAACTTGTTTATCTTCTCCTGGTATATATTTTAAAAACCATTCTTCATATTCGGAAGTATATCTAGTTTTAGTTTCTATAAACTCTTTATATTTTACTGCCTTTTCAGAACGTATATCTTCAAGTGTTTGTTGTTTGCCAAGACAACTCATAGTAAATCGTTTTAACAAGCCACGTTGGGTTAATCTATTTTTTTCTTGAAGATTGAATAAAAAACTAGCCATACACAATAATCTATTATAATTCAACTTTGGATCAATATAAATAAGTGCAAGGTAATAACTCAATATTGTATCTATGGTTGCTATATTAATTTCTACATTATTATATGAAATTTTATTATAACTATGACATGCTAATGGTTTATAAATCATTAATATGGTTTCTGGTCCTACCATAATTTCAATACGCTCGGGGATAATTTCACCTACTGCGGAGTGTTTGATAATCTTGGTTTTTTTTACATTATTCTGTGTTAATTGTTCTTTAACAATCATCGCAGTTCTTTCGGGTTCCTCAGACAATACATCAAAGTCTGGTGCTTGTGTCATTTTATATTTAACATTATTTTTAGAATATTTGGAATAATGTCCAAATGCATAACCACCAAAAAATACAACACCTTGATTTATGAGAGTATCTCTTGTTATTGTGTATATTGTTTCTTCATTACTCATTTCACTGTCAAGCTGACGTTGAAAATCTATTTCGGAACATTCATCAATAGACATTGGATAGTATTTATTTAATAATGTTAGTCGTTTCAATACCTTTTCCCATCTTGATATATCACCATTTGGGCGTGACAATTCTAAATACATGGACATTCGTAAATAGTTTGGTGGAGCATAATTTATACCTGCAATCATAATTGTTTCTTTGCGTATCGCATCATATATTTTTGGAACTAATTGTGTAATATCTGCAATAGGTATAAAATTAACAAATACTTTGTATGTTCCAACATGCATACCAGATTTGGCTTCTACATCAGTATACCCATTTTTATAATAAATATCAGCCAGTTCTTTACAATCGTTCAATGCATTTGGTGAGAAAAAATCATAATCGGGTATTTCCGTCTCTTTATTGTAAAATTGTACATTCTTAGGTAAAATATTATTAATTGCTGTTCCTCCATAACAAATTAACTTCTTTTTTATCAAAAATTCTTCTACTATTTTCAAGATTTCTTTTATATCATCATTTCCTACTATACGTCTTCCTTGTATTTCCTCATTTTCTGTAACTGCTTGTCTTAATATTGCTAATTCACATTCTTGAAATGTCATTGTATTATCACATTCACTATGTTTGAATTTTTTATTTGTATTTCTTATTGTTTTGGCTGATTTCTTATTATATTTACCCATATAACATATAATAAGATATTACTTGATATAGTCTAAATTTTATTCATTCTTTTTAATATAATCTAATACAAATGCCAATGGAACTACACCACCTTTATTATCATTAAATAATTTTTCATATTTATACAGATTATTATCCTTTGAATAATATCTACACATTACAATTTGACATCCGTGCTTACCTATTAATTCATAGGTATTTGGATTTTGTGTATTGTCTATTTTATCAGGAATAACCATTCTATTACGCTTTACATCTGTGCAAATGTCACATTTATCAGTAACATTCACTATATTATAATTTTCGTTCAATACATCCGAATAAGTATTTTGATATAATAAATCAGAACTACTATCTAAATTAATATAACTAGGTAATTTGTAACAATCATTATCCGATGATTCACATTTACTTTCTTCTTCATATTTACGATTTATAGATTTATCCATTACCACTACTACCTGTCCCATTACGTCAGATAATTTGGTTTTATCATTAACCTTTTTATTATATAATTTTCCGCGTAATGATGAATCAATTGATTTGGCTACTGATTGGTATATAGCATTATTATTAGATTTTAAACGAAAATGTATAAATAATGGATCTCCATAATTGGGCGTTGGTTGAGTAAACGCAGTAGATACTATTGCACTTAATACATTATCAAGTAATATTTTGTTATCTGTATTTAATATTTCATAATTTTTATCAGTTGTATAACTAACAAATGGTTTATTATCAATAAATAAAACTTCCAAATCTATGTATCTACAACCACGAGATAATACATACTTTACCATATCATTACTTACATAATTACCAGTAATTGCACTATTATAGGAACCCTTTATTACATACTCTTTTAATGGTTGATTCGCAAACTCTTTATTAAGAGTAATTGCATTGACTGGGTCAGAATCTATCAGTCCTTTGTATTCAGATTCTTGTGAACCAAAAGCTTCTATGGTTTCAATTGCATTATTTGTACAACTTGAATTTTTACATTTATCTTTATTTTTTAATCCTTCCATTTGTAGTTTATTGGTTATTCTACTTATATCACGTCGTCTTCTCATAAAACGCCATATTATATAAATAAAAATAATGATTGTAATAATCAACAGATATAATTGATATGTTTTCATTATTACAAATGTATACACTATTGAAAGATTAAATCCACACAAAAAATATATTTAATGATAACAAATATAATAGTAAATATATATATTATATAAATGGCTGGTGGATTACTAAACATCGTTGCACTAGGAAATAATAATCTGTTTTTAACTGGAAATCCTAGCAAAACATTTTTTAAAGTAACATATTGTAAATACAGTAATTTTGGACTTCAAAAATTTCGTCTGGATTATAATGGTTTAAGAGACCTGCGTCTAACCGAAGACTCCACCTTTACATTTAAAGTTCCTCGGTATGCTGAATTGCTAATGGATACATATATTGTAGTAACTATGCCTGATATTTGGAGTCCAATACATCATCCCATTAAAGGAGCTTTAGATGGTACTGATTTCCGTTGGGCACCATATGACTTTAAATGGATTGAGAATCTTGGTACAAATATGATTAAAGAAATTACCATTACATGTGGTTCTCTTACTATACAAAAATATACTGGTGAGTATTTAAAAATGATGGTTGAGCGCGATTTTACGTCTGAAAAGAAAGAATTGTTTAATCAGATGACTGGACATGTTCCTGAAATGAATAATCCTGCGAATTCATATACACGTGCAAATTCATACCCATCTGCGATGTATAGCAATGAAGCCACTGGTGCTGAACCTTCCATAAGAGGAAGAAATTTGTATATTCCAATTAATACATGGTTTACGTTAAATAATGGTTGTGCATTTCCTTTAATTGCATTACAATATAACGAATTAATTATCAATGTTACCATGCGTCCTATACAAGATTTATTCGTTGTTCGTGATGTTTTTGATAATGTCAATAATAGACCATATATGCGTCCCGATTTCAACGAAAGTAGATTTCAAATGTACAGATTTTTACAAACACCTCCTCCACATGCTTCACCTATACATACAACTGACGATGACGGTACAGAAACGCTTATCGGATTTCAACCAGTTGTATATGAAAACCAAATATCTACTTGGAATGCAGATGTACATCTAATATCTACTTATTGTTTCCTTTCCAAAGAAGAAGCGCAAATATATGCAGCAGAAGATCACGTATATTTAGTAAAAGATGTCTTTGAACACAAGTATGAAAATATTACAGGGTCTAAGCGTATTAAGTTAGAATCCAATGGTATGATTTCAAGTTGGATGTGGTATTTACAGCGTAATGATGTTAATATGCGTAACGAATGGTCAAATTATTCAAACTGGCCCTATAAAAATATTCCTGCTGATATATCCGTTTATCGTGATGATTTTGAGTTAACTGGTATACGTCCAAATGTTGACCCAAAAGATACACGAACTACCGGTGTATATATTACAGGTAACTATGTAGTTGATAATCATAAACATATATTAGAAACAATGGGTATTGTTTTAGATGGTGAATATCGTGAAAATATGCTAACACGTGGTATATATGATTATATTGAAAAATATACCCGCACCAAAGGTAATGCGAAAGAAGGTATATACTGTTATAATTTCTGTTTAAATACAAGTCCTTATGAATATCAGCCTTCTGGGGCGATTAACCTTAGTAAATTTAAGAACATTGAATTAGAAATTACTACATATGTCCCACCGATTGATCCAGTTACATCAAGTTTTGATATTATATGTGATGCAAATGGGACGGCGATTGGTGTTCGTAAATCAAACTGGAAACTCTATGAATACAACTATAATATGACTTTATATGAAGAACGGTATAATGTATTGTCATTTGTTGGAGGCAATTGTGGTATGATGCATGCAAGATAAATTCCGTATAATTTGTGTTTTATTATAAATCTGTATATTATAAGCAATAAAATTTATAATATATTATGGAACAATTAAAACGAACTATCTATAATGTCAAAACACCCGATAAAACATTTAGTCAGGGGAACAATCGTTCTAATTTTCAAACCGAACATATGAAAAATAAAATTAAAAGTGTTCATAAAAAGAAAAAGAGAGGCAATTATAAAAATATAGAACCTTTATCAGATATATGCAATGATGATAATGATGATAGCAAAGATCACGATAAACAACCAGTTACAGAAGGAATGACAGGTGTTCCGATCGCAACGTTTAGTGAGGATGACTGGACACAACCCGATAATATATATGAAGGCGGAAATGCAAACTCAAATACAAAAAAATACTCAAACGCAGATCTTGTTAATTCTGTATATAATGCCGTTGACGAGTTGCTAAATAAAATTGCCAAACTAGTTGTACAACTATTATCTTTGTCGTTTACTGATTATAATAAAGAGAATATTCCTATTGTGAAAAAGTATGTATGTTGGGTCGCTTCTATCAAAGTTGCCACACTTGCTGCTTATAATTGGGCGTTTATGATGTTCTATAAAAAAGATGGTGAACGAATTGAATTAATTGATATTTCACGACAACGTTTAAGTGATGCGGCTGATTCAAGTAAAGTATATTCATTATTAGATTATTTATTAGATATACCGTTATTTTTTCCGGAAAAATTACAAGAATATGTAGTAAGTAAAGGTCCCGAATATATTTCTAAATATATAAATGTTCGTATCTGTTATATTATATTATTTGCATTCTTAAATGTTGCTTTCTACACATCCGCCTCCACTATTCGTACATTTTTACTTGATCTTGTTACCGCTAATATGAAAAATCCGTTACTTTCGTTTATGTATGGTAGCACATTTATTTTATATGTATTGTCATTTTTTGAATTTAAACCTATCACCACTGTTTTATCCATTGCAAAACTGGTCGCTGGATTCCCTGCATCTCTTATATTACCTATATTCTCAAATATATTCAAAATTTTTTATTTGATGATGGCAGCTGTACCTATTGCTGCTACCTTATGCTTTTTTTACATTGTAGGATTCTCATTATTTGGAATATTCATAATAAATGATTGGTCATTAAAATCTGTATTTATTGATTTGTTTACATTAAAAACGCCTGATATATTTACAAATTTTGCTGATATAAACTTATTTTTCTATAATAATAAGCTACCTATTAAAGAAGACACTACGTGTAACCCATTAACATTTAAAGACAAAATTGTTAATGCTATTTTTAGACTTATTAACTTTATTTTTATAAATATACGAAGTATATCTTGGTTAATTATGCTTATTGTTGCGTTATTTGACTATTCCAAAAATATTAAGGGAGCCACTTTAAAAACTGTGTTAATTATTCTTCATTCCGCATTAATTCTTTATTATGCTTTCAATATGATTACTAATTCCGAAATATATACAGAACAAGATATAGCACCTGAATTACCGGAAATTAAAGAAGAACCCGTCAGAAAAACCTTTATTGAAAGTATTAAAACTGATGCCGAAACTGTTGGTTCTCTTTTGAATATTGATATTAATAATCTACCAAAAATATCTGATGTAGCCAATAAAGTATATGATATCGGTTCTGGTATAACTAGTCAATATCCTATTATACAAGAAACTGCAAATAACATCAAAGATAAGGCAGTTGATATCAAGAACAAGGCAGTTGATATGAAGAATCAAATTGATTATGGTAAAGCAACACTAACGCAAGATGTTACTGATCTTAGAAACCAGTTTTCAGATGTAAATAAAAAATTAGATGCAATACTATCATCAAATCCTTCACAAAATATGAATACTATAACTGATCAACTATCCAGATCAGGGGAAGAACCTACCACTAATAATTAATTTAAAGTTTTATCAATATAAACCTTATTATGTAATATATATATATTGCATTACATAATGACAACAAACATTGAAGATCAACTTCCTATGGTAAGTGTTTGTACACCTACGTTTAATCGTAGACCTTTTATACAAAATATGTTTAATTGTTTTAATAATCAAGATTATCCCAAAAATAGAGTTGAATGGATTATTGTGGATGATGGTACTGATAAAATAAAAGATCTTGTATTAACTTCCAATATTCCACAAATTAGATACTTTGAAGTTTCTGAGAAAATGACACTTGGTGCAAAACGTAATTATATGCATAAGTATGTTCGTGGTTCAATTATTGTGTACATGGACGATGATGATTATTATCCACCTGAACGTATTTCTCATGCAGTGGAACGTCTACAAAGCAAACCAGAGGCGTTATGTGCCGGATCAAGTGAAATATATGTTTATTTTAAAGGTATGGACAAAATGATACAATGTGGTCCTTATGCTGATAATCATGCAACTGCTGGAACATTTGCATTTAGAACCAAGTTATTAGAACAAACGAAATATGAAGATGGTGCTGCACTTGCAGAAGAACGTGCCTTTTTAAAAGATTATACTATTCCATTTGTTCAATTGGATCCATTAAAATCAATCCTTGTTTTTTCACATGAGCATAATACATTCGATAAACGAAAAATGTTTCATCAAAATCAAGACCCTCGTTTTTTTAAAGAATCTAACAAAACAGTTGATACATTTATAACTAGATTTGCCTCCTTTGAAGCACCTATTAAACAATTCTTTATGAATGATATAGATCAACTACTTGAAACATATGATCCAGGCAAGCCTGAAATGAAACCAGATGTTTTAAAACAAATAAAAGAAATTGAAGCAAAACGTGATAAAATGATTGAAGATGCAAAAGCTGCACAAAATTCAAATTCTTCTATTATTTTACAACGCGAAGGACAAGAACCTCTCAAATTAACTAGTGAACAAGTAGTTAATATTGTAACACAACTACAAACCGCAAACGCTGAATTAACTCAGACTAATGAACAAAATAAACGATTGATTGAATTATTACAGAAAAAAATTATTGATCTAAATCAAGGTAATACTCAATCTATCGATAGCGAACAATGTAAAAATCTAATTATACAAAACCAGAAACTTCAAAATAATAATATTGAAAATGCAAAAGAAATTTCTGTTTTAAAAAATAAAATTTCTCAATTGGAACAAAGAGATACTTTTGTAAAACAACCAGGAGATAGTGAAATCATAATTACAAAGGGAACGCCTGAAATTATTGTTGATATTTCCGATATCTAATCCTATCAACTTTTGAATCTGCACACTTTATGTGTCTGTTTATCGGTAGTTGACCAGGAAGAATCTAATTCAAATTGCCTCTTTGTCAATCCTTGAATTATTTATTACGCTATTAGCGTAACCAATAATTTATATTGAATTATCATCATCATAGTATTCGCATGAGTCTTGTTGGTCTTTTTTTATATTCTTGTCTAAATAACGATACATTCGTTTTATATCCAATTTTGTTAAATTATAGTTTGAAAATATTCCTTCATATTCGTTTAATGTTGCGACTTGACTACAAAAGTCTTCTCCATTATATAGTCGTATTTCATGAAACATAGAAATTAAATCTGTTTTATCCATATCCAATTCTTGACACAAATTATTTATAAATACCATATTATTATATTCAGTTGAATACTTGGTTAATACCTTTGTAAATCTCACTTCTGATGGAGCAAATTTATCAACATTTTCTGGAAAAGAATCGTGGTATATTTTACTATTGTAAAAAGTTTTTATTAATGAACTCATCTCATTAAACTGCCATATCTGATTTTGAAATGTTATACGATCAATGTAATCAGCATAACACATATTATCTAATAGTTTTAAATAAACAGGAATCGTTTTTGATTTTGTTATTGGTTCTAGCATATCCACTATATTTTCATGCCATAACAATGCAACAATTGTTCGTTCGGTTTCATTCATAATAGATTGATGTTTTCTTATATGTACTGGTTTATTGATTAAGGTATTTGTTATCTTCTTTGCATCTTCATTATATGTCTTTGAGTGGAATATGGTATTTATTATCTCCATTGTTAATAATTCGGACCCGGTCTTAAACATATCATATACAAATCCCAGCTTACGTAGATCAGATTGTATATAATTAATTATAGGTTGCATTGTCATCTCAGTTGTTGTAGTAATTGTTGGAATCATTCTATTCAAGATTGTCTCTATTTGTAAAGTTGTCGGAGTTTTCAATTCATATATATTACATACTTTCATCAGTTCCTTTATTTTCTTATCAACTGCATGATTGCCTATACAAATTATTGGATTTGATGATGTACTTTCTAATCGCTGTTTTTTTGTCTTTTTCTGTCTTATTAATTTTATTAATGCGGTTATACCTCCCTTGTCCCCGTTATTCATTCCATCTATCTCATCCATTACAATAGCTATTTTTTTTACCTTTTTTGTCATCATATGTAATACATTTCTATTTGATACATTATCGCTTGCAATTGTGTCAATTAGTGATTTATTACGCACATCACCCGCATCATATTTTATAATATCGTAATTCATTTCTTTCAATAAATCATTCACAAAACTTGATTTTCCAGAACCAGGTGAACCATATATATATATTCCCTTCTTGTATTGAACATTTTTCTTATTTGTATCAAATAGTTCTAATTGATCTTTTATTTCATTTTCTATTATTTTACGATCCAATATCTCATTCAAATTTATTGTTTTTAATGTTTCTTCCATTGACTCTCTGATTATATTAATAAAAGAACATACGTTTATATGTTATTCCAAACGAATAATATCTTATTTTTGTTATTATTTGTTTAACTTGAAAATGCACTGAAATCTGCTGTAATAGGCATATAATTACTGGTTCTATCTGGTAATGCACCGAAGTATGTTGAACTAGTGGCTGTCTGAGGATATTGCATATTATTGCCTTGTTGGTTCATTTGTATAGCACTACCTTGTTGGTTCATTTGTATAGCACCACCTTGTTGGTTCATTTGTATAGCACCACCTTGTTGGTTCATTTGATTCAATCGTGTAGGGTTAGTTCTGAATAATCCGGATACACCTGACGCTGTATCTCTTAACAATCCTGCTGTTCCTGATACTGCATCGCGTGCTAACCCAACTGATCCGGATACTGCATCGCGTGCTAACCCAACTGATCCGGATACTGTATCCTTAGCTAACCCAACTGATCCTGATACTGCATCGCGTGCTATTCCGGTTGTTCCTGATACTGCATCGCGTGCTATTCCGGTTGTTCCTGATACTATTCCTGATGCTACATCTGTTGTTCCTGATACTACGTCACTTAATATTGATTTCCCATCGGATTTTAATGTACCAGAACCTCCATTTCCGCCACAGTTTGTACATGCTACTTTATCTGGACATGTTGGACATGTTGGACACACGGGGGGAACTATTTGAGTTTTGAGTATGTAGTCGGAATCTTCGTGTTTTTCGGTATCTTTTTCTTCCTTTTCTTCAAATGATTTGGTTAATTCATTCGGATGCAATTCGCCATTTATATAAATACCAGAAGGAGTAAAACGTTTTACATTTTTTAATTCTAATTTTCCCATATTATTTGAAAATGTAGATATTATCGTTTTTTCACCATCTAGAATTACAAATCCGGCTAAACTATCGTTTAAAATAATTCTCCAATCCATTTTATCGCCAGCGGTTAATGTATCTTCATTTGTTAAATTCAAGTTCTGCATTACATATGGGTTTCCATTTCTATCATTTACTCGTGCATCAGCATTATCTGGCTTTACGAAAACATTGCCTCGTTGAATATCATAACCAATCTTACTACTTACCATAAATATTTTTTTATCTGCATACAATGGTTCATTTACGATTGTATTTGCGGTGGAGCCGACAATATCAGAACTTGCTATTGATCTTATGTCCTTTTCTTCATATAATGTTTCTG